GCGGGTGATGGTATTGCTACTGTGTCAGCCCTTCACAGTTTTTACTACCTGGATGAGGTTTCCATTCTACTGCTTCCTGGGCAGCACTTCACTTATGACATAGGTCTGGGACCTGGCATACACGTTACCGGAATATCACCGAGAAATACCACCCTGAATGAAGGCTATCCAATGGGCGCCAACCTTCCGGTTGGTGTTTTAGGATTAGGCGAAAACTCATTGTCCAATATAACATTTGCGCCTAGCCCAACATGGGGTGACCTTGACTCATTCACTTCTTCTGGTACAATTTATGATACCCTTTGGGCCGGAAGTGAGACTCAACTTAGCAATCTCTATATCAACTCTAGTAACCCGGGCGGTTCACATTCGGGCGGCGCTCTTAGTCTCCCAATAATCAATGAGGGTACGGTAACAATAAAAGATTGCAGGATATTCACAGCCAAGTCTCCGACCACTGTTCAATATGGTGCTGCAAATATCATAAATACCGAGTTTAATGTTATCTCTGACCGAGATTCTTACTTTACTGGTACTGAAAACTTTGGGCCTGGTGGATTTACTATTGGGACAGTGAGTTCGGGGGCAACGATTGTTACTGCCAGTATCAGTAACTGCATTGTGAGAGCAAGAGACCGTGGTGTGAATGCCGCTGCATCACAGTTACGTTTTATGGGTATCCGCACATTGCCAAGACCAGGCGGCGATATTGTTTTAGATATTGTGAACACGTCAATCAAAGTCGCTAATACGTCCACAAACTCAACACCGATTACTGGTGTTCTAAACAACGGCGGGACAATCAATATAAGAAATTCGTCGATAGAAGTTGCAGGTACATCTAACCCGACCGGAGTTCTCACAAATGCTACTGGCGCAATTACCAATATTACGACGACTAGTATTGACGCGCCAACAGGCGTGACTAACACGCTGGGTGCGACTAATTACTTGAACCGTGGCAATGTAGTAAATGGTGCGGTAATATAAAAATGGACTCCAGAGTAAAAGATATCCTATCCAAGCAGTCGCAGATGGAATCTGCTCGGGTCAATTTCGAATCCCACTGGAAAGAGGTGGCTGAGCGGATTCTACCTCGGCAGGATGACTTCATGGGGAACAACCGGACCGAGGGAGCCAAGCGGACCGAGAAAATCTTCGATTCTACCGGGGTGCTAGCCCTTGACCGGTCCGCCTCGGCTGTGGAATCATTGATTGTCCCATCCTCGCAGACTTACCATCGCCTTGATCCGGATGACACTGATCTGATGGAAGATCATGAAGTCCGCCTGTGGCTGGATGATCTAAATAAGGTCATCTTCCGTATGCGCTATCGCCCACAGGCCAACTTCGCTTCGCAGGCGCATGAGTGCCTAGTGAGCCTGATGGCTTTTGGGACTGACGGCATGTTCGTTGATGAAATCCCGGGGTCCGGGTCCCGCTACAAGTCATGCCCCGTAGTGGAAATGTTTATTGCTGAGAACCAATACGGGGTGGTGGATTACGTCCACCGCAAGTTCCCGTTTACGGTTCGCGCCGCGATGCAGAAGTGGGGGAACAAGCTACCCGAGGCTATCACCAAGATCGCTGACAAGGAGCCGTTCCGCAAATTCGACTTCATCCATTGCGTCGGGCCGAATATGGAGCGCGATACCCGCCGTAAGGATTTCCGGGGCATGGCGATGTCCTCGTATTATATTAGCGTCGAAGGTGGAATGATGCTCGACGCTGGTGGGTATCGCGTAATGCCGTACGCGGTCGGGCGCCACGTAACCGCCCCGCGCGAAGTGTATGGCCGGTCGCCCGCTATGCAGGTATTGCCCGACATTAAGATGGTCAATGAAATGGAAAAGACTATCTTGCGCGCTGCGCAGAAAATCGTGAGTCCGCCCCTATTGATTTACGGGGATGGTATCCTCCGCTCGTTCGACGCGCGCCCCGATGCGTTAAATTACGGCGGGGTAGACGATCAGGGTCGCCAAATGGTGGTCCCCATGAAGACCGGCAGCAATCTGCCGATCGGATTGGAACTTGCCGAGCAGAAGCGCAAGGTCATTAACGACGCGTTTTATATTACCTTGTTTCAAATCTTGGTCGAAAATCCCCGGATGACGGCAACCGAGGCTATGATACGCGCTCAGGAAAAAGGGCAGTTGCTGGCTCCTACCATTGGGCGGCAGGAATCGGAATGGCTGGGTAACATCGTTGAGAGTGACATCGACATCATCATGTCGAACGGCATGATTCGTCCACCCCCGCCTTCGTTGGTAGACGCCGGGGGTGGCATCAAGGTCGTGCATACGTCGCCTTTGAGCCGGTTGCGCCGGGCGGAAGACGGGGTGGCGATCATGCGCACCCTCGAACAACTGGCCCCGATGGCGCAGCTGAAGCCAGAAATCCTTGATTCGTTTGATGATGATGCCATTGTGCGGGAGATTTCCGACATCAACGGCGTCCCAGCCAAGATCATGCGACCGATTGAAATCGTAGCCCAGATTCGCGAAGAGCGTAAGCAAGCGCAGCAAGCGCAATCCGAGATGGCCATGGCCGAGCAAGGCGCCAATGCTGCGCGCAATGCTGCGAAAGCGGCGGATACTGCCGGATTACTTGAGGAGTCACCCCAATGATCGGTATCGAGTCCATCCGTAGACTGATCCAGCGGCGGCGTGGGGCGTATCGCATCGTTTTCGCCCCAGATCAGTTGGCATCCAAGATCGTTCTGGATGACCTCAAACAGTTCTGCCGCGCTACGTCCGCCCCTGTGGCGGTATCGCGACAGAGCGGTATGGTCGACCCAATAGCGACCGGTATTTCTATTGGAAGGCAGGAAGTGTGGCACCGCATCGCCCAACATATTCACGTTAGCGATGAGGATTTGTACAGGTTCGTGGATAATTCTGGAGAAAATGATGAATAAACGTTTTGCATATATCCCCCGGCGTTTTATGGACGAAGTCACCGGTGACGGTGGTGAAGGCGGTGGCGGCACTCCCCCCGCTGGCGGTACTCCCCCCGCTGGCGGTACTCCCCCCGCCTCGAAATGGTATGATGGCTTCAAGGACCCGGAACTCAAAAGTTGGCTGACGTCCTATGGCGACGCCTATCCGGACCCGGAATCGGTGGTAATGAAGGCCAAGAATCTCGAAACGTTCGTCGGGGTTGAGAAATCCGGTCGCGGCGTGATTACCCCCAAGCCGGACGCCAAGCCCGAGGAATGGCAGGAGTTCTACCGTAAGGTCGGTGGGGTGCCCGAGAAGCCGGATGGCTACAAAATGCCGGAAATCACCGACGCTCACACTGCGGAAGTTATTGGTAATGATCCCATGGTGCAAAATTTCCGTGAGTACGCCCACAAGTCTGGCATGCCACCCCTGTTCTTTGAGTCGGCAATGAAATGGTATGCTGACACCATGGCCGGTAACATGGACTCCACCATTGCGGAACTGGAAAAGGCATCCGAGGCCGGGATGAATGAACTCAAGGCGGAGTGGGTCGGCGTCGAGTTTGATAAAAACATTGAAATGGGCCGTCGCGCCGCCCGCGAGTTTGTCCCCCATGAAAGTGACGCTGATCTCGAAACCAAGCTACAGCGGATCGAGGGCGCGCTCGGTACCAAGGAAACTATGAAATTATGGGCGTCCATTGGCGCCTCAATGGGCCAACACGGGTTTGTTGGCGGTGAGGGTGACGGCGGACATGGTGGCATGACGGCTGAATCTGCGCGGGTTCAGATTGACGGCCTGAAGCGCGACCCGGTTTTCGCTGCCAAGCTGGCGGGCGGGGATTCTGAGGCCCGGTCGAAATGGGATAAGCTACATAAGGTGGGTTATCCGGACAAATAGTATTGACATGCGCGTAGTTGTATGTTAAACTACGCGCATGCGTGGGGACCCTTGGCAACGAGGCCCACAAGACCCGGAAGAAAGCTTCCGCGCCGACAGGACGATCCTGTAAGTTCGGGTCCGCCACAAGCGGGACACCCTTGCGAGAGATAAAACTTTTAAATTCTTTCAAGGAGCATCACGATGTCCCAAAATATTTCCACCCACTACGCAGTACAATACGCCAGCACCATCGAGCTTCTGCTCCAGCAGAAAGGCTCGAAGCTGCGTGATACTGTGACCTTCCACTCCATCAAGGGTGCCAAGGCCGCTTCCCTGCTGGATCAAATCGGTCAGGTCAACGCCACCAAGCGTACGACCCGTTACCCGAAACTGACCCCCGCCGACACCCCGACCGACCGCCCGTGGGTCTACCCCTCGGACTACGACTGGAACGATCTGATTGATTCGATCGACAAGCTACGCATGCTTACTGATCCGCAGTCGGCGTACGTCATGAACGGTACGAACGCCATGGGCCGCGCGCAGGACGATGAAATCATCACCGCGTTCTTCGGTAATCGTAACACTGGCGAAGCCGGTGGTACGACTACCTCGTTTCCCGCCGCTCAGCAAGTCACTGTCAACTTCGGCGCTTCCGGTGCCGTTGGCCTGACAGTCGCCAAGATGCGCGAAGCCAAACGCTTGCTGATGGCAGCGGAAGTTGATTTGGATTCCGATCCCCTGTGCATGCCGGTTACAGCGAAGCAACACGATAACCTGTTGGCTGAAATTCAGGTGACGTCGCTTGACTTCAATGAGAAGCCGGTGATGGTCGAGGGTACGGTCACCCGATTCCTCGGCTTCAGCTTGAAGCACATCGAGCGGCTCGTGGTCGATAGCTCCTCGTATCGTCGAGTTCCGGCCTACGCCAAATCCGGCATGCATCTGGCTGAATGGAATGGCATCACTACCGATGTCAGCCAGCGTAAGGACCTCGCTGGCCTGCCCATCCAAGTCTACGTCTACGGAACTTTCGGCGCTACCCGCTCGGAAGAGAAGAAGATGGTGGAGATTAAGTGTTCGGAAGCCTAACCCGCTAACCGCCGCTTAACAACCTAATCAAGGAGAAATACCATGGCTGTCGAACTTATTAAATCCACTGTGATCACCAACTCGGACGCTACCCCGTCCGTAATCAATACGGCTCAACTGGCGCGTGGCCAACTGATGTTTTCCCGGGGCGTCGCTGCTGTTGACGTCGCCGCAAGCATCGCCAGCATCTACCGTCTCGCCCGGGTCAAGTCCAACGACCTGATTGCTGGCGTGGACCTGTCCTGCACGGCCATCACCTCCGCTGCTGGCGATATCGGTCTGTACAAGACGGCGAAAGACGGTGGTGCCGTGGTTGACGTCGACTTTTTCGCTTCGGCGCAATCGCTGGCATCGGCTCTGGCACAAACCAACGTCACCCGCGAAGCGGTCACTAGCTGGACCATTGCCAATATGGAAAAGCCGCTGTGGCAAGCGCTCGGCCTGACCGAAGACCCACAAATCGAGTATGACGTTGCCATCACGCTGACGGCTGCGGCCACTGCAGCGGGTACCGTTGGGCTGGATGTGCGCGTAGTCGGTCGCAACTAAATCCCCTGCCGGGGCCTTGGGAACCGGGATTCTCGGTTCCCGTTTTTAGGAGATAAACATGGCCACACGTCTTTACGGGATTTCCCGGGGTGAAAGTCAGGATCAGATTACCGAAGGGGTTGGCGCCGCAACAGCGGTAGACGATATCGAACTCACTGTCAATCTGGCGAAGAACCTCACGCGGGAAGATGTCCTGCTCGCCCTCGAGAAATTCGAGTACAAAATCACCACCGGAAATTGGCCCCCGGCGTAAGCCATGGCTACCGAGGTCAGCATTGTAAATATGGCACTCACCCTATTGGGTGAGTCGCGTATTTTGTCTCTGGCGGACAATTCCAAGCCCGCCCGGGAAGCTGCAGCTGTGTACGACATCGCCCGGGATTCACTGCTGGGGGGCTATAACTGGTCGTTTGCTAAGACCCGCGCACAATTGCCCGCGTCGATCGATATCCCGGCGTTCGAGTTCGATCATATCTTCCCCCTCCCGTCTGATTGCCTGCGTCTAACATTCATCGGTGATTACTATGTTGGGGCCGACATGTCGGACTACCGGGGCGCTCCGTCCGACATTTATACCATCGAGGGGCGAAACATTCTCACCAGCTTGGGCGCCCCCCTCAATGTGAAGTACATTCGTCGCGTCACTGACACAACGCTGTTTTCGCCCAATTTCGTTTCAACATTTGCTGGTCGCTTGGCTATGATGTTGGCTGAACCCCTCACGCAGTCCGATTCCAAGCGGGCGCGGGCGGAGGATGCCTATAAAAAAGAATTGTCGATAGCGATCCGCGCTAACGCCATTGAATTGCCGCCACAAAGTATGGCCGATAGTGAGTGGATTTTAGCGAGATTGTAAATGGCTAAAGCATCCCCCATCATCGCGGCTTTCAATTCAGGGGAATTCTCTCCCTTGATGGCGGGGAGGGTTGACCTCAAGTATTATCAAAACGCCTGTAAACACACTCGTAACTTTATACCAATGGTGCAGGGGCCAGCCCGCAATCGGCCCGGCACACGCATGGTGGACGAGGTTAAGTCTAGCGCGGATCGCACTTGGCTCAAGGAGTTTGTGTACAGTCGCAATCAATCATACATGATGGAATTCGGCCATCTGTATATTCGGTTCTACGCCGACCATAGTTTAATCGAGTCTATCCCCGGGGTGCCCTTCGAGGTGGCTACCCCGTTCACTGCAGCCTCATTGACCCGCAGTGATGGAACCTTCCGACTAAAATTCGCCCAGACCGGCGATGTTGTTTATATTACTAGTGACGGGCAATATCCGGCCCAAAAGTTGTCCCGCCTCACAATATCTACCTTTTCCCTGGCTGAGTTGAAGACTGTTGGTGGGCCATTCAATGACCTTGATCCGGACGCTACGATAACCGTTTACGCTTCCGCCAACGCGGGGGCCGGTATCACCTTAACGGCTTCCGCCGCCTTGTTCACTGCCTCCCATGTGGGGGCATCAGTCTTTCTGGAACAAAAGAAGATTGATGATATCAAGATGTGGGAGCCGGGCAAGGTATATGCGATCGGGAACATTCGTCGTTCCGATGGTAAGAATTACAAGGCCCTAAATGCCGCCACATCTGGCGGGGTCAAGCCATTACACTCTGAAGGGTCCCGGTACGATGGTGACGCCGGGGTGCAATGGGAATTTCAGGACCCTGGGTACGGGTGGGCGGAGATTACAGGGTATACCGATTCCACACACGTGACGGCCACTGTGAAGTCCCGCATCCCTGATGGGGCGGTCGGGGTGGGCAACGCTACCACGCGCTGGGCGTTTTCGGCGTTTTCGGCGGTTGAGGGCTACCCCGATAACGTATCGTTTTTCAGAGAGCGCCTCACGTTCTCTAAGCGGTTGCGGATTTTCCAGTCGGTTGCATCCGATTTTGAAGTATTTAAGCGGACGGATGATGGTGGTATTATCACGAAGGATATGGCCGCCATCATTGATATCACGGCTGAGGAATCTAACGACATCATATGGATGGCTCCGTTCAGTTCTGCCCTCCTTGTTGGTACGGGTGGTGAAGAGTTTGCGATCGATGAAATCACTCAGATAGAGGCATATGGTCCCGGTAATATCAAGTCTAATCGTCAGTCTAAACATGGGTCGAGTTACGCTGGGATAGCCGTCGTTGGTGACGGGGTAATCTTCCTGCAGGCTGTGGGCAGAAAAATTCGGGACATGGTGCCAGCTGAAAGTGTCGATAAGAAATGGGCTTCCTCTGATGTAACCGTCCTTGCTGAGCATGTAACTAAGGGT